TCCATCACGCTTCATGGGCAATGACCGGATGTTCCTGATTGACCCAGACTTCGCATCACTTTGCACCCTGCAAGGCCGTAACTTCGCTGAGAAGGACATTGCCGCAACAGGTGACGCGGAAAAGATGCAGTTGATTACTGAGTGGTCACTGAAGGTGCAAGCACCAAAGGCACACGCTGTAGTTTACGACCTGAACGGTTCGTAAATACTGAAATAAAAGAGAGGGGCAGGCGACTGCCCTTCTCACCTTTCAGGGGGCATTATGGACAGAATTATTAAATCAGACCCGATTACTGGCACTCAGGTCAAGATGAAGCAGGGACGCTACGGCGACACAGTTATTGAGCAGAGCCAGACTTTCGACAATCTGCTGAAGATTAACAAGCACATGGCTGACGATTGGCGCTATGGGCAAATGACAGGCACACAGAAGCACATGGCTCATGTGGCGGAAATACCAAATGTGCTGTATAATGAGCTGGTGCAGAAGTTCGGTAAGCCTGCTGAAAACCCGAAGGCTTGGAAGCAGTGGCTTAACAGTAACGAAAACAGAGTGTTTAGAACAGGCGGCGGTCACTTATGAGCATTGCTAATTACGCAGAATTGCAGTCGGCTGTTGCCAACTTTATGGCACGGTCTGACTTAACCACCCAGATACCTGACTTTATTCAGATGGCTGAATCACGCATGAGCCGTGAGCTAGAGACACGCGAACAGGAAAAGCGTTCTCAGGCCACGCTGGTTGCTGGCGATGAGTACATCTTATTGCCCAATGATTTTCGTGAAGTGCGCGAGGTAAAGATAAACGCCTCACCGACACGGGTGCTAACCTATTATAGCCCGTCTGCTCTGGACAGTATGTACTCCTCAAATGGGCAGGGTATGCCAGAGGGTTACAGCATTGTGGGTCTGGAAATGAAGATGCGCCCAATACCAGACGCGGCCTATACTCAGGAAATTATTTACATTGGTTCACTGCCAAATATCAGCCCCACCACTACGCCAATATTGTTCACTAGAAGCCCCGATTTGTATTTATACGGTGCGCTGGCAGAGGGTTACGCCTACCTTTTGGATGAGGCTAGAGCCGCGCAGTATGACCAGAAATTCACCCGCATCTTAGAGGAGATTAAGGTGGACGAACAGAGAAGTCATTACGGTACAGGTTCTCTGCAAATTAAATCAGCCTATTCACAAGCAAACGCACAAGCGGAGAGATAAATATGTCTGCAATGAGTGATTACCTAGAGAATGAAATTCTCGACCATATCCTCGGCACTGGTGCTTATACCATGCCGACAACTGTATATGTTGGCCTGTCTACAGGTTCATTTAACGATGACAACTCTGGCACGGAGCTTTCTGGCTCAGGGTACGCCCGTCAGAGCATTGCCTTTAATGCGGCAAGTAATGGCACAGCCGACAATAGCGGCTCAGTTGACTTCCCAGCCGCTACAGGCTCATGGGGTACTGTCAGCCACTTCGGCCTGTTTGACGCAAGCACAGGCGGCAATTTGCTCATTCACGGTGCGCTGACGGCTTCTAAGGCAGTGGCAACAGGTGACATTCTTCGTGTTGCCGCAGGTGACATGGACATCACAGCCGCTTAAAGGGCTAGATAATGGCGAAGGTAGACCAGTTAGATGCTTGGGGTACAGTCGATAGTCTAAACGCTTATGGCACGGTAGATGACTTAGACAACCTTGTAATGCACGAAGCCGCCTCGGCAGTGAGCGCGGCTTTAACTGCATCTGCATCCCTGACGGTTGACACTCTGCACTCAGCGCAGGCTTCTGTGTCGGTTGCGGCTACCGCTACATCCGCGTCTGGCAAGATTATGGAGATTGCGGCATCTGTTACGGCTGTTAATACGGCTGTCGCTTTGTTTGCCAAGGTAAAGCCGTTTGAGGCGCTGGTAAATATCGCCAATACAGCCACTGCCACGCCAACAATATACAGGCAGGTTGAGTCAGCCGTTTCTGCGGCGATTACAGCCTCGTCAGGCGCGGAGGCCGCCTATGCCGCTAGTGCTACACCGCAGGTAGCTGTAACGCAGTCCAGCGCCTTCTCAGGCACGTTTGTGACGGGCGGGAGTGTTAGAGTAACCATGACCCCGACAGTTGCCATGAAGGTGATTGGTGATGACTGGACAGTTGTGCCGCAGGGTGCGGAAATTTGGACGGATGTGCCGCTTGGAACAGAAGTCTGGACAGTGCCGACAGTTGGCACAGAAACATGGGTGAACGTATGATACCTTTCGGCGAGTGGATGCCTGACCAACCAGACCACATGAATCAGGGCTTGATTACAGCCACCAACGTGATACCTGCGGCTAGCGGTTATCGGCGTATGCGTAACACGGTTGCCATTAGCAATAGTGCTGATGACACTATACGCGGTATCTTCTCTGTGAAGGATGATGACGGGGACGTGACGCTTTTTGCTGGAGATGCTGGCAAGCTGTATAAGTACAACAGCGGCACAAACAATCTGGATGACGTTAGCAAGGCTGGCGGGTATTCGCTAACAGGTGCGGAACATTGGCGGTTTGTGCAGTTTGGCGATACGGCTATTGCCGCAGGCGGTGTCGGAGAGACATTGCAGTATTGGGATGTGAATACGTCCTCTGTTTGGGCTGATGTTCCCAACGCTCCAAAGGCTGACTTTATTGCCGTTGTGCGCGACTTTGTTTGGACTGCGAACATTGATGAGGGTTCAGGCCGCAAGCCTATGCGCGTAAAGTGGTCGGGCTTCAGTGATTCCGAAAGCTGGACGGCTGGCACTGACCAGTCAGATTTTCAGGACTTGCCAGATGCGGGTCAGATTACTGGCTTAGTTGGCGGCGAGTACGCGACTGTTCTTTGTGAAAAGGCTATTTTCCGCGCCACCTATACTGGTCTGCCTCTGGTGTTTCAGTTCGATAAGGTTGAGAGTGTTCGCGGTTGTCGCTTGGCTGGGTCTGTTTGTAATTATGGCCACCTGACATTTTACTTTGCTGATAATGGCTTTCACATGTTTGACGGTCAGAAGGCCACCCCTATCGGCAATGAGAAGATAGACAAGTTCTTTGAGAATGACTTTAACTCGTCTTACAGAAACGAGGTGTCGGCTAGTGTTGACCCGCTGAACCAGATTGCGGTTTGGTCGTACCCGTCACAGGCCAGCCCGAATGGTCAGCCAGATAGCCTGCTGATTTACAACTACAGCCTGAACCGTTGGTCATTGGCTAGAGTGGCAACTGACTTGGTTGCGCCTTTGTTTACGTCTGGTTACACCGTGGACGATTTGGACAGCTTGGCGGCTACCGTTGATGCGCTGTCTATCCAGCTTGATAGCCCGTCTTTACGCGGTGGTGAGTTCTTCTTTGGTGCGGCAGTGGGTGATAAGTTGCACTCCTTTACAGGCGCTTCTCTAGTGCCAGAGCTTGTCACAGGCGAGATGAACTTGCACAAGGGCAAGCACTCGGTTGTCACCCGCGTTTATCCGTACTATGAGGGGCAAGAGAACTTCTGCTATGTGGGTACGCGCAATTCCATGATAGGCAACCCTGCGCCGACATTTACAGCGGCAGTACCAGCAGGCGGGAACGGGTATGCTGAGTTTAGGGCAGATGGGCGCTATCACAGGTTTAAGTTTGAGTTTGACCAAGACTTTGAATTTGCTCAGGGCTTTGATGTAGAGGCCGCACAGGTGGGGCGCAGATGACCACGGCAGAAAGAAAGACTAACTTCAGGATACTGAACCCCGTTACAGCTACCACGCGAGAGATAGCTGAGATACTAAACCGCACTATTGATGGCGGGTTAAATAGCGTTGGTTATGTTACTTTGGGCGCTAATGTCACAGAAACAACAGTGTCAGAGCCGCGCTATAATGTTGAAAGTCTAGTGTTTTTCTGCGGCGTTGACCACAACCCTTGGCATCACAACCCCTATGTAAAAGGCACTAGCACAAACGGAACTATGGTTATTGGACATGACAATTCAGGGCACACAGCAAATTTTGCCTACCTCATCATTGGCTGATGAATTTGAGAGATGCGCTGACTACATTGTAGCGGCGCTAGAATATGCAGGCCACAGCCACACGCTACAGGATGTGTGGCAGGCTATAGCGAATAAGCAAGCGGCATTTTTTCCTTTGGAAAAATCTGCTATAGTGGTGGAGATAGTTGACTACCCTCAAAGAGCTACCTGCCGCATTTGGCTCCTCTC